ATAAAATATCATGTGTGAAAGTAAATGTGTATGTTAGTAGAATCGAAATAATTTTATTCGATTTTATAATTGCAAATAATTTTATTCGATTTTTAAGTTTATTCATAATAGCGCAATCTTGAGTTCCATTCAGGAATACTGTATCCTTCAGTTCCAGCAACATTTGTTGCGAGTACAACAAGATAGAGCGCGCCAGTGGAAATATCTCCGATAGTACAAGGATTAGAATCTGCTTTGTACTGAGTTACCAATCCCTTAAGTTTAATGTATTCCCTAATATGTCCACCATATTTAGAAGAACCTCCAGCTGATACCATTTGAATTTCAGAAGGGAATGTAACGGTTGGTACACCTGTAGCAGTATTGGTGATAGCGGGCAAATCAAGTGTCCAATGTCTTAGAACTAAGAATCGATCTCTGTTGTTCAAATTGACAGAGGATAAAGCGTTCGCATTTTGATTACCAGCTTGATCATAGTCTAGCCAGATATCGCCCTGGGTAGGAATTGCTCCGTTGGTTTGAGCATCATAAACAATGGCAATTTTGCATGTGTCACTAACTGAATTTCTAGCAACGGAAAGGGGTTCAATGTTGATGTCAAGCATTAAACTTTTCATGTAAATCCGTCTACCAATTCTGTTGTAGAACCCAGCACCAGGTTGGATCAAATTGAGAGGGAGAATTGTTCCACTACTATTACAACTTAGAGCAGCTCCAGCGGGTACAGCCGTAGTTGAACTGTAGACTAATGCTTTGATTTCTTCTCCTTTGTCAGGTCGTGGCTTTGGAGATTTGTGAAGCATCGTGATACTTGAATAAGAAGGTTTAGAAGAACGATTCGATGCATAAGCATTGAACTCGCCACGCTTTTGTTTCTTTTTAGCACCGCCTTGAGTGTTGGAACGTTTCATTCAAACTCGTTTGTTTTGTTTTTGTTTTTGTTTTTTAAAAGAAAGTAGTTGTGGGGAATTCTTTTTATTTAAGGAGTCCCATAATTCTATTAATCCGAGTCCTTGTAGTATTGAGATACGCCACCTTGATTGTAATCTTCAGATTCAGAATAATATCTGTCTTCACTACCAAAATCATCAATAACTTCTTCTTTACGTTGACGTTTCACCATTGCACGCAACTCTTTGGCTCGGCGGCGTTGAATGTTAACAGGATCGGAGTCGTCAGAATCAGAAGCGTCAAAAGATTCACTACAATCCAAGTCTAACAATTCTCTTTTGCCCTTAGAGAGGTAACGTTTGGGGATTGGGGCACTCGGGATAACAGGAGATGCAGGTAAAGGGGACGAAGGTATTTCAGGTGAATTAGGAACAGTTCTATCAAGTGGGAATTCACTTGAGATGTAACGCAAATCAAGAGCCCCCTTTTCAATTTCAACGTGTAATCGTTTATCATCTAATCGTAGATTTCCACCGTTTGGTTGATCTTCATTAATATGAATATCTAAGCGGAATTGTACTAATGTATCAATTCGACGTTCTAAAGCTTCCCAGCAGAGGTTTTTGTTTTTGTTATCAAATTCGTACCACATTCGGGGGTGAAAGTTTGAAGTGATAATCAGGTGAGGGGCAATAAAAGGAAGGAAGCCACCTTTTGTCTGAACACGTAAATCAAATTTGTCAGCAAGCTGGTTCAGAAAGGTAAGAGGACATTTAGAGCCTGTAAACTCATCGAGGATAATCGTTTGATGTTTAAGAGGATCATAACCATTCCACCACATTGCTTTACCGTCGTTGGGGAGGAGAAAGTAATTACCAAGAGTCTTAGCGAATTCGATAGCAGTCGAGGTTTTACCAGTTCCAGCACATCCGTAAAAGACATGAAGCCTTGTTTTAATTTCTCTTTTACGACTCATTAACGCTTCAAATTGAGCTTTTTGCATCATAGAAACATATCTAATAGTGGTAGGCTGAGCGTCAATGATATCTGCTATTTGCTTTCCCTTCTTAAGATCGTTCCACACAGTTGCTAAGTCATTTCGACTACCTTGTCCTGGTTTTTCACGAAATACACCTTTAACACCGTATTCATGGATATCAGAGGCACGTGTTTCTTCCTTTGTGCAGTAGGCGATTGCTTGTTGTTGTGACCCAATTCTAATTTCGCAGTGTAAGGAAGAAAGACCGAAATGAGCTTTAATTTGAGGCATCGTACGCGGGACAGCGAATTCAACGTAAGCTTGTAAGTGATAGGTACCTTTTTCTCCGACTTCACCTTGGTATACGCAATAAGTAACAGGGTGGACTTGAGCAGCACGATTAAAAGCCCTAATGTTGAGCTTGTCTTGATCGGTAAGAGCGTCAGGTTTAGTATTTGGAGGAAAGTTAAAAGTAAGTAACCAACAGCGACTTTTTTGATTAGTTCTATGCGCTCCAACAGTTCCGAGTCGTTTTGGTGGTCTAGACACAATATCATTGTTCATTGTTGTTGTTTTTGTTTTTTTCTTTTTGCTCGGTATTTTTATTTAAATAGCCCTTTTTGAAAAATGAACCCCACAAGTTTGGTGTTTCCCACAAAATCCGACGACAAATCGACATCGGCGACGACAAAAAGACGTCGGTTAGGGCATGAGTGTACAGTCAGACTCGTAAAGAATTGCCTGTATAACAAGGGCTAATGCTTAGCCCGCGATACATTGCCCGCAGAGAACTGCGGTCAAGTATCGTTAGTATCACATGTGTAGTTTGTTTTTATATCTTCACTTGTTAATGTGAAAGGCCGCGAATAGGGGCCGAGGAAAGTTGGGGGTAATACTAGTGAACCTAAAGGCTCACCGCTAAAGCGCCCCCAACTTTCCTCTATTCACCCTAATTCTAAAACGGCTGCTGCCTCGGTCCCCTGTGTCGGATCGCGGCGCGGAGTACCGCGGGATCGGGATACGGGATCGCGGCGCTGCGCGGCTATTTTTTATAAACCTAATCCTAACCTGCTACCGCCTTGGCGGGGGGAGTTCTCTAATGCTAACCTACCGGCTTGGCGGGGGGAGTTCTCTAACTCGCGCTGCTATCACTCACGTTTAGCCATTCACTCAGATCCTCCTCCGTCGGATCTTCGCTCATGGCTAAACCTTCGCTCCTAGCTAGGCTCGAATAATAAAATATCATGTGTGAAAGTAAATGTGTATGTTAGTAGAATCGAAATAATTTTATTCGATTTTATAATTGCAAATAATTTTATTCGATTTTTAAGTTTATTCATAATAGCGCAATCTTG